ACTAGCATGGCAAGCAGGCGAATCCTGGGTATTAGACGCGTATCGCGAGGGCCGTGACGTTTACGCTGAAACCGGCAAGCGCTTAAACGCGGATCGGCGAACCGGTAAAATATGTGTACTAGCCCTCGGTTATGGTGGTGGGACTGGCGCGCTAAGACGAGCCGGGTTAACCGGTAGTGATGATCAACTAACCGGGATTGTGCACGCGTGGCGCAAGCATAACCCGAAGATCGTCGCATACTGGCAGCGGTTAGAAACTGATCACAACCCAGAAGGATATCTATTACCCTCCGGGCGCCTTTTGCGTGCGCGTGCTGACCCATGGGGAGGCCGACTAGCCGAAAACATCGTCCAAGCCATCGCCCGAGACATCCTCGCCACCCACCTACTAATGTGCGCCGACCAAGACCTGCGCGTGGTAGGTCATGTGCACGACGAGCTAATCTGCGAACCACCCGCCACACCCGCCACGCTGAAAACGATCATGGAAACCGTACCCTCGTGGGCTGGGGGGTTACCGTTGAAAGCGGAGGTCAAAACTGGGCAGACCTACGCGACCCTCGGCTAGTTGAGGTTTTGCCTAAACTGAAACCGGTTTTTCGGCTAAAACTGATCCAGCTTACCGAGTAGCCCCGTGATCGCGCTGCCAGCCAACCACACCAAGCCGATCTGCCACCACACCAAACCAAACCCCACGCCCACAAGCACACCGAGCACGCCGACAATCCACCAGCCAAGGCACCAAGCGCAATAGACCAGGTCTTGCACCCACACGGGCGCACCGCCTAGTACGCGTTCCCGCGGCCCGTCCAGGATCGTATCGACTGCGATGATCCGCCACACACGAAACCCGGCCAACCCAACCAGTAGGCTCAATCCCAATAACTCTAAAATGATCATGGTGCTAGGGCGCGCGTGATCTTCCAATATGATCCGCGCTCAAGGACGATCTGGCAGCCGTTGCTTTCACGCTCAAACCCGAAACCCACTTCCGCGTCACGAGCGCGCATTATTCCTGCTATCCAAATCGGTATGCCCCGGTTATCGTCGGCTGGTGTGTTCTCCCCCGTGCCCATCCAAATACCACCAGCCCGCGCCAAGTCGACACTAATAAACCGGGCGTCCCCACCTTCCCCGGTCTGATGATTAAACGCCGGGCCGATACCACCAGCTGACCACGTAGCCCCATCCATCGTAATTAGCACACGCTGGTTAGCGCAGTTCGCTTGCACGATGATCATGGCCTCGAAAATATAAGATGCTTCGAACCCGTCCTGCCCTGTCGGCAACCCACGAACCCTAAGCTTGGTAGAGGGTTGACGGCCGTCCGCACCGAAAACCTCATCGTCTTGTACCGTCACTATCCACGACCGGGGGCACGAGCAAAGTTGATCACACAACGCCGCCTGATCCCGCCGATCCCTAATGTTCTCCGCTGCCACCGATGTCGCGCCCGCGGGTACGGTTATCTCGGCTAGGCGGATACTGTTAGCGGGTAGTGTGGGTGGTTGTGGTTCTGGTGAAGGTGTCCCAGTGAGCACCACGATGTCCCAGCGGCTCTCATCCCCTTGATACTCAGAGTCACGCACCTGAGCAATAACAAGATCAATCCTGGGGTCGGATTGGTCAGCCGCAGCAAGCTCAACGCGTTTACTCGCATCGTTAACTACGAAGTACATTCCTTGGCCTTGCACATCATCACCGGCGATGTACGCTTCCCCCGCAGCAACATCAACCGCTAACCCCTCGGTAGAAAGAGTGACGAGCAAGTCGCCGCCTCTACGGTTCTGCACGCCATCCCGGCAGATCATCCCAGCGAGGATCTGCCGGTCTTGCTGCGCCGTATAACATCCATCTTGTGTGTACGACGGCGGGTTAACTTCCATGATCAACAAACCTCCCTAGTAGAGTGTACGCCTTTAGCAGTCCGGGCAGTCATCCAGAAATTCTTGATTTAACAGCGCAGTGCTAGCTGAGGCTAACGGCTGCCATTCGATCGCGCGGGATACCGCTTCACCAGCCGATACACGCCAGCCGATACCAACCACCCGCACGGTACCTACATACGACCCCATCCCATACGACAGACGTACTTGATGTGTATCGCCTAGGCGCAACAAATCAGGATCCGGATTATCGAGGCCTCTAATGACCCCGGTAGGCGTAGCCCGCGGCTCCCAGTACATCCCAGCCCAACCCTCCGCGTGCTCTTTAAGCGTGGAGCGTCGGGTCACCTCCGACCAACGCGGCGCCGCGTCCAACTGCGGATAATAACGCCGCTCCTCCGCGCTCTCTATCAGCGTGGATTCTTCTTGACCCGAGCCGATCGCATCAACCCAGTTCGCCTGATCCGCACTCGATATCTCTAGCGAATATTCGGCTAACTCGCGGTCACTCCGCAACGTATAATCTCGGTCTACACCAACACGGTCACGGAAGATCAAATCGACAATCCAAACCCCATCCGATTCGCGTGGGATACTCTCCCATTCCACGCCTCGCACGACCCCGGCGAGATCAATAATCGCGCTGCCAATCGTTTTCCGATCCCACCACGTATATTCCCTGTCCCGCAGAATCTCCGACGATGCTGCGACCGGATTAAGCGGCACACCTCTGGACAAGCCGAGCCGAGCAAGATCACGAGCGATAACCGTTTGCTCCACCTGACCCCACCGCACCGTCCGCTTGATCGTCCTACGCTCTAAATAAGCGGCTAATTCTTTCAACCCGACCTGCGCAGTGCCCCTGTCCACGCGGACAGCGTCCACGTAACCAGCCCACTCACCAACCCAACCACCCTGACTATTCTTCCGCTGAAAGATGATCATGGTAAGCATCGGCCAAACCGCGCGAATCGGATAATCTTTCGCCGCCAGGGTAAGCGTGCCCTGCCCGAACTCGATCAACCTGGTAGACCACTCAAAACTAATCGGATGCAAAACCCGCTCAAACCTTCCCGAGCGAAGATCAGCTGCTAAGACCCGCCAATCCGAACCACACGCACACACACTCATAACAAGATCAACCAGCCTAAGCCATGATCACATTATCGCGATAACAAACCTCAGCAGTGCCATCATCTTGCGCACCAAAACTCGTCAGGCGTAAACGATTCTCCCCGGGCTCCAACATCCACCGAGAATCCCCACGCAGCATGTGCGACCGGTTCTCCCCACCCTGCGACGCGGTCCCCTCCGCAGTATCCACTATTACGCACGGGTCACTAGCCTCGATCGTCCCCCGATACGAGAACCACTCCCCAGTCGTAATGTTCTCCACCCTCGGATTCTGCAAACGACCACACAAAGTCACCGTAGCGCCTACGCAGACTGTCCCATCCGACCACGCCGATACTGGGCCGCCGCCAGCGTCGCCCGTAGTTTCCTCGTAGCAGGATGGGTAGCACCGCGGATACGTGCGGCAACGCGTAGTCGTCTCCGGCGTTAAGGTCACGCACTTCCTGCCGCTACCCGGCTCCCCGGTCTCATCTAGGACGAACAGGCGATGATCAACAGCATCAAACCTAAGGAGCAAAGTAGCACAAGCCCTAGGCCCGCGACCCCACACCACTTCCGCCACCCTCGGCCGGCCGCGCACACCATACGGCCCAACCAACGCCGGCGGCCCCTCCCCCTCGCAATCCGTATGGATCACTAGCTCAACATCTCCACACCTGCGCTGCCAAGCTAGGAGAATGTCCCGCACACGTGTGCGTACGTCAGCACAAGCACCAGGAGGGTCACACCCACCACTAGGAGGGCACACCATCACGTCTTCCAGGGTGATAACCCTAGGCTCATACCAATCAGAGAACATGCGCACACCATCACGCTGCAAATACGTGACATCCTCAGTACGCAACCCCGGTAGCCCAAGGCCCAGGGGCGCTGCGGTTAGGCAGCCGTCCCCCGGATGCGACCCACCACTTAGCGTCACTCCATCCAGGGTGACCGCCCAGCCCCCGCTCATACTAGAACCCCACGCGAAAGATCAAACGGATACCCACTATCCCTAGGCGCGGCTACCTGGGGAGCGTAACGACGCGCCCAATCCAACTCGCGCAAACGCGCGCTACCAGTAGTCGGACCGTAAAACTGGGGGGCATAAACAAACTGGCCGCCATCCCCACCCCCGGTTGTTGATCTTGACCCGTCTCGACTAACCGCTGTTGTTGATCTTGACCCGTTCATAGTCGAGCTGGAAGGTGTCGCGGCACGCGTAAGACTAGCCCCCGCCCGCGCCGCCGCAGCCTGCGAAGCATTCAACCCCAAAACCAAACCCTGCCCCGCTTGTTTCCCGATCAACGCGAAAACTTTACTAGGCGAATCAATACCCAAAACACTTTTAGCCGCGTTAATCGCACTACCGACCATATTCTTAGCAGCATCAACCAATCCGCCAACCGCGTTTTTAACCCCGTTAATCATCCCCTGCACCAGGTCGCGACCAGAGTTCACTAGTAGGTTCCCAATATTCCCAAGACCACTAACAAACCTACCAGGTAATTCTTTAACATAATCAACAACTTTAGTTACACCGGTACGAACCGTATTCCCAAGGTTAACCCAAACCTGCCTGACACCATTAACAACACTATTCCACGCGTTACTAATAGTATTTTTAGCGTTCGTCAACCAATTACCAATCGTATTTTTAATACCATTAATAGCCCCGCCAATAGTCCGAGTAATCGCATTCCACGCGTCACTAATACCCTTACTAACAGCATTCCACGCTGCTTGCGCGCCGGTTTTAATCCCATTCCACGCCGCGCTAAGAATCCCCTTAACCACATTAATAGCAGTAGTAACCGCGCCTTTAATAACATCCCACACGCCAGTAACGATCTGCTTCAACCCATCCCAAGCGCCCTGCCAATCACCCTTAAGCAAGCTCATAACCGTATTAATAATGCCCATCACCACGTTAAGCGCGCCCTGAATAATCGTTCCCAACCCCTGAAAAACTGTGGTAACAATCGGAGTCAACGCGTTAATCGCAGGAATCAAAAACCCACTAATATTAGTGATCAGCCCAGCAAGAAAACCGCCGATCTGCTGAATAGCAGAACCCGCAACAGTAAACGCCTGCGCTAAAAGCGGCAACAAAGTCGCCGCTAAACTGCTAAGAATCGGCCCCAACGCGCCCCCCACCGCTGTAATAAGCGGCGCTAACGCCGTAGCCACCTGACCCACCGCACCACCAACCGAAGAAAAAAGACCCTGCAATGATTGCATCACCGGTTCGATATTCTGCGAAATAGTATCCGCTAACGGTTGAAATTGATCCTTTAACCCCATTATCGCGTTACGGAACGGCTCCGAATTCTGCCATGCAAGAGTAAACAACCCCGCAAGAATCCCCAACGGACCCGTAACAACACGTAACACACCACCTAAACCGCCCAGCGGGCCCAACAAGCCACGCACAGGACCCAAAAAACTAGATGCCGCTAAACCAACCGAACCGAAAGCCGCACCCAAACCAAGTAACGCGCCCCCACCAGGTAAGCTACTAAACGCGTTTTTAATGCCCCCCGCAACACTACTTAATGTGCCTTGTAACTTAACCATATTATTGTAGAACTTTTCGACACTATCCGACATGGCGCTAACATCATCTTCACCGTCGGTAAACGCGGCCACAAAAGCCTCAAGATACGGGGCAGCCCCCTGCGCAGCCCTACCGACCGCATCTAAAGCGGGCTTAGCCGCCTGACCTAAAAGATTAATCAGCCCAGTCAACCCAGGTTTAAGCGTATTAAACGCGCCCGCTAAACCGTCAACTAAAGTGGCGCGCAGATTACCCGCCGCGCCTTCAAAAGTTTTAGTACTTTTTGCTGCGTCTTGCGCCACTTTATCAAAACCAAGATTCTGGATTGCCGCGGCGAACTCCTGCGCCGATATTTGCCCTTGCTGTAATGCTGTCCGAAAATTACCCGTAAACGCGCCAGCCTTTTGCAATTCTTGTTGCATCCGCCCCGCGGCCCCAGGGATAGCCTCGGAAAACTGCAGCCAGTTTTCTGTTGTCAGTTTCCCGATTCCCGCGGTCTGCGTCAGAACTTGACCAACACGGCGGAAAGTATCAGTCGTGCCGCCGCTGACACTATTCAGATTGCCTAGTGCTTGAGTGAGTTTATCAAACCCTTGCACGCCATTAGCCGCTAACTGCGCAGTAATACTTCGCACATCCGCGAGTTCGTAAACGGTTGATCTTGCATATTCAGCGGTCGCCTGAGTTAATTGGTCTATCTGTTTAGCGCCCAATCCCGCAAATTTTAGTGAAGTCTGAAACTTATCGAGACTATCGGATGCTTTTATCGCTTCACCGCTAAAACTAGCTAGCACAGCGAGCCCCCCAGCGAACGCGGTACCCGCGACAATCCCAGCCGTAGTTAGTACTCTGACCAGGTCCTGCCCAGCAGTACGCGCCGCGCTACCCAGCGCGTTAGTTAGGCCGCGGCCGACCCCGCTAAACGCGCCGGATGCGCCACGCGCGGCCCCGCTAAGCGCACGGGTTAACCCACCAGTAACCCCGGCGAAATCGCCGCGGAATTGGACGGGAACAGTGATACCAGCCACGCCCGCCCCCTCTCCGCTGCTAGATGCTGCCAGCTTGCCGCTGGTATGCGTCTAGCATAGTGTCCGGGTCCCACGAAGTACCCGCCAAACTCCCGGAATAACCTGGCGGAGGCACCTCAAATTTCGATAGGACTTTCATCGCGTCCGCTTCGCTCCTCCCTTCCACTAACCAATAATAGACAAGATCAACTAGGTCGCGGACTGGGAGAGAACGCCAGTCCACACCGATACTGATCATCCGACCGCGCAAGGGAGAGTCCACCGCCACCATCATTAGGATACGGTGGACGATGTAGGAGGGCGTCCCGCTACTTCCCCTACCAGCCCCAAAGTACTGTTGCTAAGATCTGGAAAATCGAGAATATCGTCATCGTCTTTCAACCTCCCCTCAATCAGTTCCCATTGTTCCGCGCCTAAACCTTTTTTTAACCATTCTACTTGCTCATATATCATATAGGCTTCGCGTTCGTTTTCGGGTAGGTTCCGGATATGCATTAGTGCGAAAAGGATTCCCGCGACTTTCGGCACGCGGAACTCGTATTCTTGTTCGCCGAGACTAATTTTTCTGGTTTCCACTACTCTTTTACTCATGATCAACAAAATCCCCCGATATTCTTAGACTGCTAAAGTAAGATCAAGATCATTAGTAGTGATCCTACTACCTTCCGCGGCTATGAGCGGGCCGAACCCTACTCCCATAACCGACCGCAACCAATACGAACCCGCGTAACGCTTTTGGAACGGGCCCAGCATAAGTGGACGCTGACCGCCCCGCCCAGTGCTAACCGTACGCTTGCTCTGAATCCTGCCCGGCCCACCACGCGACCCGACTATCTGCGCTGCGTACTGATTAACCCCACGCACCGTCAACCCTTGTAGAGCGGGATGATCAACACGCGCGCGCACACGCTTCAAAGTCGCCTCCGCCAAAGCCTTCGCTAACGCTGCACCGACCACACCACTAACGTGATCAACACCGCTCGGCCGGCCCAACGTAACCCTAAGCACTACTTTCGCCTGAGCCTTCGGATAGCTCGGGTTCCGGTTCCGTTGGGGGTTCCGGCTCAGCGCGGCGTGGTTTAGGTTTGGGTGGTGGTGCCCAATCCGCACGACCCCGGCTAACCATCCCTGCAGCTACTCGATAGGGCAGGGTAATCCTGCTCCCATCCGATAAGATCAACTCGACTGGTTCAAGCGCAACACTCATCATATTCTCCTCGTATAATCCAGCGGCCGCCCACACAACCACCATCCGGGCCCAACGGATCCCACCCCACTAACTCAACCCCGCTGGTCTGCTGCTGTGGGTCCCAACGATCCTGACAGCACAACACTAAGCGGGCTAGTGCGTCAGCGTCCCGGGCTTGTGTCCAAGCGTCCTCCGCCAACCACGCGGCAGGCGGGGGCCGTCCTTGATCATCCACCGTACTAACACACCGAACAACGCCTAATTCCGCTTGCCAGATCCCGCGCCAACAACCCGCAGCCCCGCCAGTAGGGTTAGCTGGGATTAAGGTTTGCACTGCCGCCCAGAGTTGCCCATCGCGGCCGTCCGAAGTCCGCTCGCACGCATCCCACGCCACCAACCCAGCCGGCACCACTGAGGCGCGGCACACAGGCTCTAACCCGCAACCGTCCCTAATGTCTTGGGCGGCTTCGATGATCCGGGCTAGGAGTCGCCACACGCCGACCAGGTCACTCACACCACACCACTAGAATCTTCAGCCACGAGCGTCGGGTCTGCTGGTGGTGCAGGTTGAATCGGTGGTAATGGGCGTACGTGTAACACTGCGACAATCAACGGCGCCGATACCAAGAATCCGGTTACCCCGTTCAAGATCAACAACCAAACGGGTAGGGGTTGCGCGACTGCGGCGAACCCCGCCGCCAGTGCGCCTTGCACGAGCCCTAAGATCGCGAATGCCCAATATATTATTCGTCGCACCCAAGCTGGTGGGGATTCCACACCATCATTCATGATCACTAACCCTCAACTGGTGGTGGTGCTGGAGGTTGATCATCCACCTTATGATGATCATCATCCGCCTTGTGTTCTTGATCATCCGCCTTATGATGATCATCATCAATCTTATGATGTGCTCGGTTCTCATTCGTCATCAAAATAAGACGATCCAACTTCCGATGCAAAAAAATATGGCTGTTAGTCCACGTGCCCCGCGCCTCCAATGGGACCCTACGCTCATACTCAGGTTTACCATCCGGATGCGAAACCTTATCCGAATGCAAAACTTCCTCAACCGCTTTTTTCACAACCTCAAAAATTTCTTGTTTCGATGCCATTTCATCCCACTCCTTTACTGGTGGGACAGGCATACCCTTACGCGCCCAATCCCGCAAAATATTTCCCGGGCACTCAGTAGCGTAATCCCGGCCATGCCACCAAATCGTTAGCTTACGTCCTAATTCCCCGCATAACTGATCATATAAGGCGCGAGTCGCTCTAAGGTCTTCTTCGGCTGGGACCCCGTTAACCGTGCGAACACAAACACCAATACCATCCCGATTACGCGGGGGACTATGCCCGCCTAACACATCCCGGCCCCGCCCCACCGCAGCACGCCCCCCACTAACCACGAAATTATATCCAATAGCTATAAACTCGGGTCGCGCCATGTGAACCGATTCGCACCATTTAGCGAAATCCCGCACATCCCCCGGCGGACTCCCCGTGCCCGGATAATGCACCACAAAATAACGCCGCTCACCTGGTGGGACCATGATCGGCTGCCGGCGCCACGCCCGAGCCCCCCACTCAGCCCTACTAATCGCATTAGCCATATCAGCCGGTTCCTTCCACACTCGGGCTAGGCCGTGCTTGCCCTGCTCCTGGTGGTGGGCCCTGCGCAGCCCGCGCGCTAACGCTCAACCGCTGCCACGCCCGCCACGACCACACCCTAAGATCATCCGACTCGGCCTCGAGAGCATCAATCCTGGCTTCCAGCATAGCGATACGACGCGCCTGTGATTCGATCCACTCCGCGGCCACACGACTAGCGACCGCTGCCGCGTCCGCTTCTGTTTTCGGCCGTGTAGCCAACCAAGTAACAACCGCACTAACCCCACCACCACCAATCAGGGCTATTAGGAGCTGCGTCCAGTCCAACACCACGCCGCCCACCGCCTGTCACACACTCACAGGCCACGAACGAACACTAGGCCGCCCACGATCCGGAATAATCACACGCGCCAACCCCTGAGCTGGTTGGCTGAGCATCCTAAGCCACCGGTCAACATCCGCAAGACCAGTAGACCAACCAAACCCATCAAACGCCTGCTGCTGATCCTGGAAACTCAGAGTGACCCCCTGCCGGGACACTGATTGCACACCTTCAGGTAGGCCGCAGCCGCTGTCACCTTCACACGCTTTCGCGAGTTCGCACGCTAACCGTCCGGCCATAAGCGCGCCACCAGGTGGCACAGGATGACCTACCTCAACGGTTAGGCTCCAACTACCCCCAGCCGCCCAATCCTGACACGCCGGCCACGTCCCACCGTCCACCCTGACGATACGCCTGTGATCAAACACAGCGACCACATCCGCCGGGTCCCGCACCACTCCATCACCAAGATCAACAACCCTAACCGCCTGAGTATGCGGAATGATCACCTCGGACACCTCCGAGCACCCACAAACCCCCGCGCACACACCGCACGACAAATTCAGTAATGACTGCCCGGGTCCGCGGACCACACCAGCCCAACCCGGCGGATCCGCACAAGACTCACGACAAGGCCACACACGAACAGGGCAAACCCCAAACCGCCGACCCGATAAAACCCATAACCAGTAAGCAGCCTGCCGTTCCACGTTTAAACGAAGCTCATCACCAAGATCATCCAAGCGTTCTTCGCAGTCAGGGTCGCATGCAAGAGTCGGCCAGCACTCCCAGCCTTCCACTTCCATGCGACCCCTCCGACTGCTCTTAAACCCTTAGCCTTCCGCTATCTGCTCCCAGACTATCGTTCCATCTTCGACGGTCTGCCCATCACCTGGCGCAATCGGCTCTTCCGAGTCGCTAGTACCCGCTTCAGTAACCCGCAGAATCTGACCGGAGCTCAGCTTAACCTCGTCACCAACCTGGTAAGCAGTGTTCGGCTGCCACAGCGGCCTATCAGCAGGCGGAGTGTTGTCAGCGTCCTGACGCCATTCCACCTGATTATCCTGAATGGTTTGCTCGGGTCCGGGGGCTGGTGGCTCACTCGTACCGCTAAGCCCGTCGTTGCCTGCTTGCAACCATTCCCCCGAGGAGAGTTGCACTCGGTCACCAGTCTGATACGGCTCGTTCGCTTGCCATTTATTCGACCGAGACCACCCAGTGGACCCGTCACTAACGCGCGCGCCCGGGGCTGGTGCCTCCGGCTCAGTGTCCCCGGTTTCCCCATCCTGATACGCGGTCACACGCTCACCAGTAGAAAGCCTGACAGTGTCACCATTCCGATAAAACGTGTTCGGCTGCCACTCCCCGCGGTCAGGGTTCCGCTCCCCATCCTGCTCCCACAAAACGTCACCGTCAGACACGGTCTCACCCGGACCCGGCGCGACCGGCTCAGTAGCGCCGCTCCGACCAGCCTGCCTCACCGTCAACCACTCGCCCGTGCTCAACTGAACACGATCACCGACCGCGTAATACGCGTCAGCAGTCCACACCGCGCGCGTATCATCCCTGCGCCAAACCACGCTGCCATCCTCAACGGTTTGCCCGTCTTCTGGTGCGTTCGGCTCCGTCGACCCGCTAGTGCCCGGCTCGCTCACGGTGACGATCTGCCCGCCTTTCAGCCGGACTTGATCACCAACCCGATACTCAGTATTAGGCTGCCAAGCCTGCACAGTCGGTTCGTCCTCGGGCGGCCACGTGTAACCGTTCTCCCGCGTGGCCGCGACACAACCCCCAGTATTCGCCGGAGGCGGCACATCCGTCACCCCAATCCTAGCCAAACCCCCGGGCACAATCGGAGTTAACAACGGGCCTGGTTCCCCGTTCTCGTCGAGTTGGACGGCATACGGTCCTACTCCCCACGCATGCCTGCCCTTCGCCCGACCGGTTAGGGTGAGAGTGAAAGTCGTATCAAGCCCCCCATATTCAAGCTCGCCGTCCAAACTCCACCCAGTAGTACACGGAAAAATCGTGTAACCATAGGCGGCGCCGTCACCACACGCCGTGCCCGCGACACCCGACCAGATTTCTATAGCGACCTCAGCGAAACTCGCTCCCTCGGTCACATCCACACCCTGCGCAACACCGCGACTATCCCGCACAACCGGCCACCCAGTGAGGAGGCTAACCGTCTCCGGCAATACCTGGCACAAGGTTAAGGTCACTCCAAGATCAACAAGCAGATTCGGGTCACTCTCATTAGCACACAAATCCCCATTCGCTTTCCGAGTGATCTGCGTCTCCCCCTCCTCAACGTTCGCCTCAAACGATGCGAGGGTGAACGCGTCGAAAACGCTAACCGCGCATTCCGCGCCCTCAGCCTGCGGAGTGCAACAATCATCCAATTGAGTAATGCGGATAGTCCTACCGCGAATCGGCGTAAAACCTCGTTCGGCCATGATCAACAACCTTCCCTAATATGTAACATGCCCATGATCAACATGCTGTGACCTGACTACTCCCCGCAGCAAAAACAGCGCACGGCGGAAACACGACCATGCCAATATCCTCAGCTCGACTCTCCACAGTGTTCACCGCGCGATCAAAACTATCTAGCTGCCAGCGCTCACCTATCCCCACCCAAACATTCCCCGCCGCATACAACCAAGTACTCTCACCCTGCGCAGGCGACACAGCCGCGCCGGGCGCTCGCCCATCAAACGCCGGTGACACGACCACTAATAATCCGCTAGGGCTGCGCCACCTAGCCCCGTCACGCCACACCAAACCCGCATCCCGCAACCACGCTTGCCACACAAGAGAAGCGAACAGCACGCCACCACGCCCACCATTCGCCCGTAGTAAAGCCTCCTCTAAACAACCCACCGCCTGCGCAACACTCTCATATTCACCTAATGGGGTAGCGCTCCCGGCCAGACTCGGGTTCCCCGCAGCAACCCCCCCGGCTCGTGGCGTGTCCCGCGCCGAAGTCTCACCCGAAAACAACTCCCGCGCGAGCACCAGGTCCCGAGCAAGATCCAATTCTGTCCCAGCGAGATTCTCCACAGCCTGACGACCCG